ATACTGTTACGATGAGATTTCCATGAGTCCGAGTGATGACCTGTTCAACTCATTATCCACAGGTCAGAACACCCAGCCAGAGCCCCTCTCCTTTCTCATTGGAACCGCATACACCTCAACGAGCAACTTCGGTTATCATCTCTATGAGACCGCGAAGAAGGTGCAACAAGATCCGGAGCTAGATCCCTCATTCCTCCCCATCATTTACCAAGCTCCCGACGAGGCCGACTGGACCGATGAGGAAACATGGAAAGCGGCTAATCCGTCCGTTGATGTGACCTTCCCTTTAGAGGCTCTTCGGGATGAATTTAAAAAGACAAAGGCAAACCCCAGCTATGAGTTTTCTTTCCGGCTGTATTATCTGAATCAGTTCGTTGACGCGGAGAATGCGTGGATTGATTCAACCGCATGGAACGCATGTGCGGACCAGTCGTTGTCTCTCGAAGATTTCTATGATGCTCCCTGTTGGTGTGGGGTGGATTTGTCCTCAACCAATGACCTTACATCCGTGGTATCTGTCTTCTACAAAGATGAAAAATATTATGTTTTTCCCAAGATATTCTGCCCTGCGAACTCCCTAGAAACGAAAGAAAGAGTTCATAAGGTCCCTTATCGGCTCTGGGAAAGTATGGGGTATCTATCAGCTACAACCGGAAATAATGGTCTTGTGGTTGATTATATGGCCATTGTTGAGCATCTCGACCACTTGCGAGATAACCACGACATCCAAGCCATTTATATAGATCCGTGGCAGAGCAAAAGTCTGGTTAACTTAATCAGCAACGATCACATGGACGTGTTGATTGAAACAAAACAGCGGTATGAGATACTATCACCGATGACTCGTGAAACGGAAAAGCTAATTATTACTAATGATTTGGTTCATCCAGACAACCCTGTGTTAAATTGGAATGTTAAGAATGTTGTTTTAGAAAGAGACAGCAACGGAAACATCAAACCGTCAAAGAAGAAATCGAAAAACAAAATTGATGCTGCCGCCGCAATGGTAATGGCAGTTGGTGGGGCGGTTGCTGAGAATAGTATACATAACAACTACGAGCCCGAAGTTTTATTCATTTAAAAAGATCCGAACATACTAATTATATGTATGTTCAATTTTTTTAGTTCAAAAAATAATAAAGAAACAGATCCACAGGTAGAGACATACTCAATGCCACGAATACAGTATGTTAGCGGCGACCATGATCCGGGTTTGTATGTCTCGCAAAACAACAACCTCGGGACGGATATTATCTTAGCCGCAGTCACTATTCGCAGTGACATCATGGCTTCCCTTCCGCTGAAAGCCTATCAGGGGAACCCGTATAACAGTAAAGAAATCGATCACCCGATTTTGGATATCCTACGGGAACCAAACGAATATCAAACATACTTTGATTTTATTTCTTATATTCAGATGAATCTGGATCTCCACGGAAACGCATACATCCAACAGATTTATAATGGAAAAGGTGATGTGGTAGAGTTGATTCCGCTAAACTCTGAGGGAGTTACAATCAATCTAACAGACAATGGAAAACTCCAATACATCTACGACGGTATCAAACTACAGTCTTCCGAGATCATCCATTTAAAGAATATCGGAAACAACATCTATGCGGGAGAGTCCACAATATCACTGTTAGATCCCGCCCTCAAGACCTACAATTACGCATTATCGAATTTGAAGATGAGCCACAAGAATGGCCCTCAACTCAAAGGGGTAATTGAGGATTCTACTCCTGTTGAGAGAAACAGACGACAGAGCTTAGAGGACAAAATAAACACCGGCTATTCTGCGGAAAATGCCGGTAAAGTCGCCGTATTGAGCAACGGACTTACCTGGAAGTCGGTCGGTATCTCCACAAGAGACGCGGAGACATTAGGAACCCTTGAATTCTCAATGGCTCGGATTTGTTCCGTTTTCAAGATTCCGCCGCAATGGATGTATAGTTCTACAGTCAAGCCTTCCTATAATTCCAATGAAGCAAATGTCCAAGCCTTCAGGACCTTCTGGCTCCATCCAAACTGTAAGAAAATAGAAGCAGTATTAAATCGGAAGCTGTTATCAAACAGCGACAAAAAGGCCGGTGTCTTTCTGAAATTTAATTTGGATTCGTTGCTAAGAGCAGACACTCAAAGCCGTTTTGATTCCCACGTTAAAGCAATAAACAACGGAATCAAAACCCCAAATGAATGCAGAATGCAGGAAAACTTACCTCCTCGTCCTGAAGGCGATAAATTATTCCGACCAATGAATATTACCTATTTGGATTCAGAACCAAAATAACAGTTTTAACTAATTATAAGCATGAATAACAAAATTGAACTTTTCGCAGCCACCCTTGAAGCCAACAAGGAACAGAACATCCTTACCGGATACGCCGTTTTATTTAATGAAAAAAGCAAACTCATGGAAAGGTATGGAAATGAGTTCTATACGATGGTTTCCCCCTCAGCTTTTGATCCAACGGAACAAACAGATATCAAGCTTCTACTTGAACATGATCCTTCCCAGATCCTCGCCCGAGAGCAAAACGGAAGTTTGAAATTCTCAAAAGATGACAAGGGTTTAAAATTTGAGGCATTCCTCGGCAACAGCATGTTACAAAGGGATGTAGTGGAGTTGGTTTCTCAGGGACTATACTCCGCAATGAGTTTCGGTGTGAGTGTTCTTGATGAAGACTGGGAAGAGTTCTCGGACTCCCCGCCCGTCAGAACAATCACCAAAGGCGATATTTTTGAATTCTCTGTGACCGCATCTCCAATGTTTGAAGCAACAAACTGCATGGTTGCTTCCGACACCGACACTTCTGCTGATGCCTACTTTAGAAACAAAGAAAACGCAGAGAACGCAAAAAAACTCTTAGAACAACAGACCAAGTTTTTTGAAATGTTGTCTAAAATTTAAACAAGAAACTATTTATATAAAACCAAATTTAATAAAAGGAAAAACAAATGTCAGACATCAAAACCCTATTGGAAAAAAGAGCCAATGTTACAAGCCAACTTCAGACCGCAATTGCTGAAGCTGGAAAAGAAAACAAGGCCGTTGAAGCTGAGAAATACTCTCAGATGGTTGCGGATATTGAACAATATTCGGAAAGAATCAAACAACTCGAAGAAACAGAAAAATTCTCTGCTTTTGAGTCGGAAAGAGTAAACACACCCGTTCGTCAGAAGATCGACACCAACAGTAAACGTGATCCGAAGAACGATTTCTTCTCGTGGGTAAGAACTGGTAACAGTGAATACTTCGCCGGTTTCACCGTTGCTGAAGCCGCTGGAAATAATGTTCAGATTCCGACACCTGTTCAGACTGACATTTTTGAAAAGCTCCCTTCGTCCAATGTCGTAAGATCGTTCGCGACGGTCGAAAACAGATTTGCGAATTCCGCAATCGGTGTTTCAGCCCCAGTTGATTCCTACTATGTTGGAGAAACCGGTTCAATCGGAGAATCCTCAAATATGGCTAACGAAACCTTCGGTGCATTTAAAGTCGCCGCAAGAACCCGTATCTCCATCGAAGCTCTCCAAGATGCTGACTACGATGTTGAAGGAGTGTTAACAAGAGCACTAATCAAGGGACTCGGTGAGACTGAGGAAGCCGCATTCCTTTCAGGAAACTCCGCTGTGAAGCCAAAAGGTCTTCTTACCCTTACCTCTTTCGGTGGGGTATCCTTGGGAACCGGTACAACCGATGAGACAGGATCTTTCAGTTACAAAGAGTTGAATGAGTTCTTATACTCTATGCCAACTTCCTATAGATCCGATGCAGGTTGGGTTTTCCATCGTTCCACTGTCGGAACCATCCTTGGAACGACAGACGACAACGGAAACCCACTCTTCCGTCCGAGAACCGAAAGAAACGGATTTGATACCCTTCTCGGATATCCAATCTGGGAATCCGATTCCGCACCAACCTACGGTGCCAACAAGACAATTGGTGCTTTAGTTTCCGGTAAGAACATCATCGTCGCGAATAGATCGCCAATCTATATCCAACGACTCAACGAGAAGTATATGGATACAGGCG